GTTAAGACGCCGCCCTCTCACGGCGGAAACACGGGTTCGATTCCCGTACGGACTGTTTTAAAAGTCGCATAAACACTGTGTTTGCGGCGTCTTAAAAAAAATTGGTACTCAAAATGGTACTCAAAAACTGAACACAAAAGAAAGGAGTCTGCGCAAGTGCTTTAGATTCTTTTCTGAAAATGGTAGACTTGGAACGCTGTGGGCGTTCTTTTTTTGTGCGGTTTTTCTGCTTATTTTTTGCGGAAGAACCGTATTTTTTTATGCAAAAATATAAGCATAGGAGGGATGCGGAATGTTATTTACAGATGAAATTCTTGAAAAAATCTTAACAAGAGAAGATGTATCAAAGGTTCCGCTTGTGTATCAGTCAGCAATGATTCACGCAATCAAGGAAGTATTGGAGGAAGAGAATGTATCAGATGCAAAATCAGAATATGGCATTTAACCCAAACCCAAGCTATGCCGCATATCAGTATAACCCAATGCAGAGGTTTCAACAGCCAGAGCCACAGATTCCGCAGATGCAACCGCAGTTTCTTGGAATCCAAGGAAAAGTAGTACAGTCGGAATCAGCAATCATGGCAAATGATGTACCTATGGATGGAAGCGTTGCGTTTTTTCCGATGCAGGACATGAGCGCAATCGTAGCAAAACAATGGGATGCCAACGGAACAATCAGAAAGACCGTTTACAAGCCTTTTGATGAGCAGATGGCAGATTCTTCGAGTGATGATAAAAGAATTGAAATAGGGCTATCTGATGATGCGACAAGGGCTATTACTGACAAATTAGATTGCTTGTTTGGGAAAATGGAAGAGCTGGAAGATAAGTTATCTTCGCAAACGCAAAGAAAATCTTCGCGGACACAAAAGGAGAGTGAGTCTTAATGAATCCTATGCAGATGTTACAGGGAATGAAAAATCCACAGCAGTTTTTGCAACAAATGATGGGGAACAACAGCGTAATGAGCAACCCTATGGCTAGAAATGCTATGCAGATGGCACAAAAGGGAGATTCCAAGGGCATAGAGCAGATGGCTAGGAATCTGTGCAAAGAAAAGGGAATTGACGCAGATAAGGCTTTTGAGTCGTTTAAAAGCCAATTAGGAATGTGATACTAATTCTTGCAAGATTATGTATATAAAAAATGAATTATGGAGGTAAATTCTATGTTTAACACAGGTAATTGTGCATCCGTTCCGCTTGTTGCGAACATTGACGGAAACGGAAATAACAACGGATGGGGTGCAGAAGGCTCATGGCTATGGTTCATTATCGTTATCTTTGCCATCTTCGGATGGGGCGGATTCGGTAACGGATTCGGAGGAAACGGAATGAATGGCGGTGTCGGAAGCGAAATCCAGCGCGGATTTGATAATCAGGCGGTTGTGTCAAAACTTGACGGCATTACAAACGGACTTTGTGACGGATTCTATGCAGTGCAAACCGGCATGAACGGCATCAACACAAACATTTTGCAGACCGGATTCGGCATTCAGCAAGCTATCAATGCTGATACAGTCGCTAATATGCAGAATACCAATGCATTGCAGTCACAGCTTGCTAACTGTTGCTGTGAAACAAGAGAAGCTATCCAAGGCGTAAACTACAACATGGCAACTAACACTTGCGCATTGCAGAACACCATGAACAGCAATACGAGAGACATTATCGACAGTCAGAACGCAGGAACACGCGCTATTCTTGATTATCTCTGCAACGAAAAAATTTCTTCCTTACAGGCAGAAAATAATGACCTTCGCAGAGCAGCTTCACAGGATCGCCAGAGCGCATTACTTACAACTCAGATGGCAGCTCAGACACAGCAGATTATCAATGCAGTAAATCCGGCTGCAATCCCGGCATATGTCGTACCTAACCCAAATGCTTATGCATATGGATGTGGATGCAACGCCGGTTGTAACTGCTAAAACTAAATAATTGAGTATCTTAATTGAGTTTAACTCAATCATGTCTGCTATGCAGTATTACTTATAACCAAAGGGCAGACTATAATGTTTGCCCTTATTTTTATGAAAGAGAGGTAAAAATAATGGAAGTAACAGGAATTGCATTACAAACCGTTGCCGCTGGAGAAGATGTTGCATTCACAGAAACAGCAGTGAACGGAACAAAATGTATCGTACACAGACAGGGAAGCGGAATTATTAAGTTAAGAGGTATCACCAATCAGTGCAAGGCTAGATTCCTTGTGTCGTATTCCGGCAACATTCAGATCCCGACAGGCGGAACAGTTGGAGAGATTTCACTTGCAATCGCGGTTGATGGAGAGCCTTTGCAGTCAACAAAGATGATCGTAACGCCAGCCGCAGCACAAAATTTACAGAATATTAGTTCACAGGCATACGTTGATGTGCCTTGCGGTTGTTGCAGTACCGTAGCCGTGCAGAATACATCCACGCAGGCTATCGAGGTTCAGAACAGTAATTTGATTGCAGTAAGGGAGGCTTGATATTATGCATAAGTTTGCGAAACAGATTATGGATTGCGTGAAAGCCCACGTTGACGGCATCGGAATCGAGAATTTTGAAGGACAAAACCTTGATGATCTTAAGGATTGGACGGAGATTGCAAAGAATATTGTATGCTTTGACAAAGACTATAATATCGTTGAAGCCATGAAAAAGTCTGAAAACGAAGAAGTCATGCGCATGGTGGAAGAATTTGGGGATTATCCGGGAAGAAGATACTACAATGAGTACCGGTACTCAAACGGAAGATTCGCACCGAAAGGACGCGGAACACGCAGAGGATATGTAGAACCACCATATTACCATCAGATGCCGGAAGATTACCACGAATGGGAGAGAATGCCGGAATACGACCGAATGAGAGACCTTGACAGAATGAGTATGGGAAAGATGTATTATTCAGAGCCTATGAGCGGAAATAATGGCATGAGTGCCGGTACTCACGATGCAAGAGAGGGCAGAGCCGGTATGAGTCGGAGAAGTTACATGGAGACAAAGGAAATGCATAACGGAAATTCACCGGAAGATAAGGACGCAAAGATGAAAGAACTTGAAAAGTACATGAAATCTCTTTCAGAAGATGTGGCCGAACTGTTTTCCGGCATGTCTCCGGAAGAAAAGCAGTTGACCAAGACAAAGCTGACTACGCTTGTTACGAAAATGTAATGGAGAGGGCATTTTGCCCTCTTTGTTTGCGAGGTGGTAAATTGTTCACGATAAACAATGAAATATGGAATTTGGTCAAAGTATCGCGTTACAGCGATATGCTACAGAGAAGTGACGGAAGCAGAACGGTAGGCATGACCGACAGGGACACGAAAACGATATATCTTGCGGATGATTTACGCGGAAGGTTCCTTGACCGTGTGTTGTGCCACGAATTATGTCATGCGTTCTGTCTTTCCTATAACGTATACATGGATATTGATACCGAGGAAATTGTAGCAGACTTCTTGGCTACATACGGAAGAGAAGTATTTGAAATAGCAGACAGACTATTATTGATTGAACTTATGGAGGTTGCATAATGGATAAAATTTCAGAACTCTTACAGTACGTGCACCGGACGAATCCGGAAATGACTAGGGAAAGGCTGATAGAAGAGTTGAGCAAAAGTGAATATGCGGCGCGGTCTTTGATTTTTACGAAAGAAAATTTTTCCCGCGCGCCAAAAAATATTTCGTAATTTTTTTTGTACCCCCCTGGGGTAGCGTTTTTGGGGTCAAGATTCCATTTTCACGGATTCCCCAAAACGTGTAACGAACGTGCAATTATCTCAAGATGTGTAACTTTAATAGATTGATGCGGTGCGCCATGGTTTGAGGGGTGGTGCACCGCTAAACATAATCGTATATGGGTTATTGGGAATAATACATATACATTTAGAGGCTATCATAACAGAAACAACAAGTCAATAGCTTTCTTTGTAACCGTCGTCGCTGTAACTGCAGTATGTCTGCGTTGTATGTTCTGGCTCTTCCGTGATCGCGTTGTATGTTGTCTGCGTGATCTGCAACCAATCACCGCCGCGCTGTGCGGTTATTTTTAATTCTGGCGATTCTAGCCACTCCACGCCTTCAAATCTTGAATAGTTGTAAAGTTTGCCGGATGTCATCGGATAGCCAAGGGCAGACACCCGGCGCAAAATCTCCCTTTTACCGATATATTCATATTTTCCCATCTTTCACACCTCCAGAAGTTCCGCGCTCACTCATGCAGATATTTTTGCATCCGTCACGCGATAATTGGTTTATAATTAACCATGCTTGCATATCCCCATACGCCACGCGGCGCACAGATTGGTCATTGTGTGTTGCCTTAATATCATAGATCACGGATTCCCACCTCCTTATATTGTGTTGTGCATGGAAACCGATTTCCATGTAGTCCGCGTTCCCGGAATCGAACCGGAAAAGATGCACCAAGCACGCGAAAGAAGCGGGAGAGTACTAATATTTTTCTGGATTTGTAACTTTGTCAAAACCAAAGTAAAACTTTGCATTGCTTGCGCCGTTTGCGTGTTTTGCGGCTTTTTCTGTTATATCGCAATAGCCTATAACCTTGTGATTTCTCCAGATCGCATATTTTTTTGTTGGTTCGTTGTCGTTGATAATTACAAAATGGATGTTTTCAAAAAATAATGTTGTTCCGCGTCCAGGAAGAAAAGCGCATTTTATTTTCTTGTCGAAAATAGCAGTGCTTTTATAATCTTCACATATCTTGTCATATTCTGATTTTTTGATGATGTGAAATTCTTTAAAAATTTCATCCGTTAATTTAATTGTTTTCATATCAAAACCGCCTTTCCATGTGTTTTCTGTCCTCTTATGAGGTAAAAGCAAGCCGGGGAATCGAACCCCGGAAAAGCCGACCTTGCCTAAATTGCTAAAAGTTGTAAAAGCTCCGCATGTTTAGTCTGTATCAACTTTTTAGCTGTCATAAAATCAACGTTTCCGTCTGTCATATATTCGATATACTTCGCAGCGCTGATATACGCGTCAAATTCTGCCTTGTAAGCGGCATCGAAAGCCTTTTCCAGTTCCACATTTTCCGGTTCTTTTTCCCATGCAGATTCCGCACGATCAGCGGCTTTTTCCAGTTGTCCTAATTTCTGTAATTTTTCAAGTAAAATCTTCATAAGATCATCCATCCTTTCATTGTGTGCCCTGTCTCATCAGTGCAGGTGGGGCAGTTCCTGCAGACCGCCGTGCGGGCGGTTTCGACTATTCACAAATTCTGCGGAAAATTTCAATTGTAAGTTCTGCCGCAGCTCTTTTTCTGTCTGCTGTATAGCCTTTGTGCTTGCTTTTTAAGGCTTTTTCTGCTTGCTTAAGGTTTCCAACTCCCCAAGATGCCGCTTTATCAAGTTTTTTCCATTCATCCTGTGTAACTTTTACGGCCTTAAGTGTTGCCGTGTTAATCTCGTAATTTTCTTTATCTTCCGGGTGTAAATCTTCGCAAACTGGAATATATTCATGCGTTCCCATGTTTTCTCCTATATTCCAGACGAAAAAGCGAACCGGGATTTTTTCCACGATTTCAAAAATATCAGTTTTTTCACAAAGTGTAGAAGTGCTATAAATTTTGTTGTTTTCAATTTTAAATTTTGTCATGTTGTTTTCCTCTCTTTCTGTGCTTCATTTGATACTTGTATTATAGTAAATATAAGACACAAAAGCAATTGACATAATATACAAAATATAAGGCACAAAACATAATTTTACTTGTAAAATATGTATAAGGCACAAAACGTAAAAATCATTTATATAGGAAGAAAAATATTTTTATTGACTCATAAGGCACAAGACATTATAATATTAGCAAACAAAGAAAGAGAGGTGCGGAGCATGGAACGTAAGACAACAGAAGCAACACGGCGCGCAATCTATAGATATGATGATAAGTTCGAGCGTATTAACTGTAGACTCGCAAAAGGCACAAAGGGACGCATAGAAAAGCTTGGATACAAGAGCGCAAACGACTTTATCAAACTTGCAGTAGCGGAAAAGCTGGAGCATGACGAAAAAATTTTGAAATAAGGCACAAAAAACTGTTGACATATAAGGCACAAAATGTTATAGTATAGACAGATCAAAGAAATAGAGCAAAGGCGAAAGCCAAGAAAGAGAGGAACCATTATGAAAGAATATACAGATTACACAAGAAAAGAGATAAACGAGATCACCAAACGCGGTGGAGACGATTTAAAAAAGCTTAATCAAATGACAGCCGATTATCTGGATAGTTTAGATTTGAACGAGAGAGCAAGAGAAATAATATGCGACACGGATTTTAATTGTATGGCCATTTGCTACGGAGGAATGTTTACAGCAGAAGAAGTTGAGAAATGTATAAATGACGAATATGGTGAAGAGGACTGACGCATTGGTTTACGAGCTGGTCTAGAAGCAATAAGAAAGTGAGGAAAGAAAAATGAAAAAAGAATGCAAAATGTTTAACGGAAAAACTTTAGAGGTTGGAGAAGAAATCAGATTCGCTGACTTGTGGCAGGTTGATGACGGAGACGAAGAAGAACTTCTCGATTCCGGCTGCGTGTGCGTAGGAAACAACGAGTATGGCGCACCTGTTATAGCTGGGTTTGAAATTGTAGACAAAGACGAGGAAAACTTAATAAATACGGTTGTAAAAGTTGTAGAACTGTACTAAAATCAAATATGATAAACCATAACATAAGATGTGCATAATCGTATAATAGCGGTTTTGCACATCTTTTTTATATTTGGAGGAAACCCATGGGAGAAAAACGAAAATATACAAAAGCGGAAGATCTTGTCGGGACAACTTACAAAGGCTTTAAAGTTTTGGATTGCAAAAGGGAAAAAAGACGATCTTTTTTACAAGTAGAATGCCCTTATTGCAAAAAAATTAAATGGATTCGCAAAGATCAACTTGACGATCCGCACCGCAAGGGATGCGGATGTTTAATGGCAAAGACACAATTTAAACAAAAGGATTTAGCGAAAGAAAGATTTGGGCGGTTGGAAGTAATAAAGGCAACTAGCGAACGCGATCCGCACAACGGCTCTGTTATATGGCTATGTCGGTGCGACTGCGGAAAGTTTAAAAAAGTATCTGCCAGCTCTTTAAAAAACGGAGGCGTGGCAAGCTGTGGGTGCCTTGGCAGGGAAAATAGTTCAAAAAATGGGAAAATTTACGGCAAAAAAATAGTAGATAATTATTGCATTGCCGGAACAAATGTAAATAATTTAACCGCAAAAATTCCAAAAAACAATAAATCTGGTCATAAGGGTGTGCATTGGAATGCAAACAAGAGCAGATGGATAGCACAAATTGAGTTCAGGGGAAAACATTATAATTTAGGGAGTTTCCGAGAAAAAGAAGATGCGATAAAAGTAAGAGAAGAAGCAGAAGAGAAAATGTTTGGCAACTTTTTGGAATGGTACGCGGAAACATATCCGAACGCAAAGAAAAATATTAAAGACAGAGAAAAATCAAGTGGGAAAGATTAAGAATCTGACCCACTCGATTTCATTATACGAAATGCTATTGTTTCAATCCGTGGCCGCCGGAATCGCTGGCAGCACCACATCGGCAAGCATCCATGCCGTGCGACTTGTCTATACTCTATCATCAGATCGGACAAAATGCAAGTAAATATTTTCAAACAAAGGGCAGCTTTTCCGGCTGTCTTTTATTTTTTGCCGTATCCGAAAAATCAACAACTTGCCCGGGCATATCTTACAAAATCTCCGAAAAACTGTAAATAAACTATAAAACTTTTCTTAAATTTTCATAAACAAGGCTAGGTGTATTAGGTCTTTGACAAGTCCCAAAATGATAGAATAGTATCAGTTTTTTGCAAAAAATCGTCTGACAATCGTCTGACATAAGGCGAGACAATCGTCTGACGTCGCTTTTTCAGAACTATGTTTCTCTTTCTCTATCTTTTTCTTAATCTTTTAAATTAATAATAATATACTGCATCTAAAGTCTATAGATGTAGAGTAAGTGTATATCCGCGCACACGCGCGGTGTAAGTATATATACTCACTGTCTTTAAGTGTGTGAAAATTTTCTTGTTGACTTTAACCCCAGAAATAGTGTATACCAAAAGCAGAGAGATTAAACAGAATGGAGGCGTGAAATATATGCAGGACGTAGAGAGTGTAGATCTTACAAGGCTTATAGTAGATCTAGGTACGGTACAGATATATACATCAACTGTGAATGATTTGATAGATCAGGCATGTATAGAATTTCACATCGACGATCTGTTGAAAGCTGGTCAAAGGCAATGGAAAGCTGTTATGCAGTATGTTGGTATGCATCTATTCCCGGATACTAAAGTATTAAAGGACAAGAGTTTAAGCCCTCTTAACAACGGAACTATACCGACTAACTGCAATAGATACGATAGAGAGGTATTATATAAGCTTTGTGATTATTATATATATATATCCAATGTGTACAGTAAACTAGTGAGTACAGTAGCATTCAGTTATTTTTGCAATATACCTACTACAACGTTTGACCTATGGAAAGACGAGGAATCAAGTTCGGTGGCTTTTAAGATTTGGCAAAAATTACAGCGATCTCGTAAAGATTGCATCCTCGATCGTGCGTATGACTCCAACAGCCCTGTGGGAACCATGTTCGTGGGCAACAACGAGTTCGGCATGAATCAGCCCGGTATCGGCGATAATGCCACCCAGAGAAGATCAATCACAGCGCAGGAGCTGCCAAGATTGGACGAGAAAAAGAGCCAAGAATTGCACGTAATTGACACACAATTCACAGATGCAGAGGTAAATAATACAGTTTAAATTGTGTGTGATTATTCTACAATTCACAAACGCAGTAATATCAAGGGTTGTAGAGTTTTAACTATTCGTGAACTATTCGGAAAAGTGGAGTTAAGCGAATAGTTACACCTATGGCATATGGAATTGTGCTAAGTGTTTGAGAATGATAAACAATTCTAGCAGAGCAAACGAACCAAGCAAAGCAGCACAAACAATGGTCCTGAATGCATGGGGAGGGGGTCTGACAGAAAGGCCACCGGGCGGCTACTAAGTCCCTTAAATACCTCAAAAAATAAAAAGCCACTTACAATAACACCCATTGACTTTCATCGTAAATAGGCTATAATAAATTTATAACAATTCACTTTCACGTTGCGAATCGCAACTAAATTTCCAAAAAAAATTTAAAAAACAAAAAAGCATAGTAAGAGGTGAAAGCGTATGTTGGTACCTGCGATACTATACAGAGACCAGATTGAAAGAGAGTTTCAAAAGCTTTACTACACGAAAGACATGTTGTTTGAAACCGGATGTCTAGGACAATGGACTCCGGAAATATCAGATAACCCAGATGAGGGAAGATTCGATTTTGCAATCGTGAGCAACAACAAGTTGATAGGGTATCTTTCATACCAAGTTGATTACTATGTATCCAAGGCTTACAATTTTGGGCTGATGTCTTTTGACCGCGGAAATCCGGTTGTCGGGAAAGATGTGTTTGAGAAGTTAGAAGAGCTTGCATCAACTTTACATCGGGTTGAGTGGCGCATGGTCGGTGGTAATCCGGCAGAACGCGGTTATGATAAATTTTGCCGAAAGCATAACGGAAGTAAACATGTGCTGAAAGACAGCATTAGAGACGCTACAGGCAATTATTGTGATGATGTTATTTACGAAATTGTGAACTCGGATTGAAAGGCTGAGTCAAGGGTCAAAGTTGTAAATCCAAATAAAAGGCGGCTGTTGATGTGTAATGACAGAATGTAAAGAATGTTGCGGCACCTGTAAATATGGCTTATGTGTCAAGACAAACGGTTATGTTTGTTCAAACGGCGAAAGCGATTATGCGCTGATTTCGTAGAATTTAACCATGTATGCGATGAATGGGAGGAAAAGAGGCAATGACAGTAGTTTCACAGAAAAGAGATTTTGTGTTCGATTTCGATTCACACGTTATTGCGCAAAGAGGAGAATATATATACCTTCACATTGACGGAAGAGACGTTGAGATTGGAAAATACGAGTCGCATGAACGCGCACAAGAAGTGCTTAAAGAGATGATTGAAAATAACGTTATAGAGGTTGCCTATTATATGCCGGAGGTGTAAAAGATGGATATTATCAAAGCAATTATATCAACACTTGATTTTCTACTGATCGTATTATTTTTAGATTTTGCGATAACAGAACGAGAAAACAAAGCACAAACAGTTGGGTTTACTTCTCTTTCCTTGCTGATTGGCTCTAACATACTTTTGATGTGGAGTTAATACATGGTAATTTATGATTCGATATTTGGTATTTGCTTTCTTCTGCCAATTTTGAGTGCGGTCGAAAGAATACATATAACAAAATCAAAGGAACCGGACAGTGCCGGAGATTTGCTTAATCTGGACAGTGACGCCGAGCACCAGAGCGAGAAATCGGAGCATACGGTATAGCTTAAGTCCGCAAATGATAATTCTCTGCTGAATAATTGATCTATCGGCGTTAGGCTTTGAATTATGTTTGCGGACGGAACGACATTGGGCTATCGCCAAATGGTAAGGCACAGGATTTTGATTCCTGTATTCCTGGGTTCGAATCCCGGTAGCCTAACTGGTTACATGCTGACGTTCCATGTAGCCACGTATGTTTTTCATATGTACTTGAACCCTTGGTTGAGTGATTCAAGCATTTGGGTTCCTCCTTTCGCCACTAGGACGATTCTGTTAAGGACGGTGCGAGACCGTTCGGTGGCATTTGTCGCAGAGGGCGGCATCTTTGCGTAAGACTATATGGTGTTGAGCGGTATCTGCTTTGTAATTTGCAGACGTGCAATCCATATAGCAGTCAATCATGGTTCGGGCATCTATCCCACGGTGTCCGAGCTATGAAAATGTAATTCCCCTTAAGAAGTTAGGTGGTGGCAGAACGAAATGCAAGCAAAGAAGCTGATCGGTAAGAGTGTTGCCAAGTGATAGGCGGAAAATCATCCGTAATCAGCAACAACACCTTTTCGGAATCCGATTATGTGAGGTTCAAATCCTCACCCACCTACTCGGTCAAATTATGCTGTCTGCTTGCAGGCGGTCTATGTTTTGGCTGAAATACGATGCTTGTCTATTGCTCTGCAATAATTTAATGCGGAGTAGAACCATGGAAATAGGCTTGCATGGTAACATTGAGTTGCCGGTGAAATGCTGTAAACCGGATAGTGCAAGGCATAGCACGATAAACATTATTGCTAACCGTCTGATGGCGGTTATGGGGATTTAATTCAGTGGCAGAAGACACGGCTTATATCCGGGTTGTCGCGGGTTCGATTCCTGCAATCCCCACAGGTGATGTTGCCAGTATACCCCTAGTGTGTTTATTACAGAAATGCAGGTGCTAATCAATATACCGGTTAAACTTAGCACAGGTAACTGGATTGAGCGGTTGTCATTCAAAAGATGGCGGTAACCGCTGACTAAAAGAACCTTGCACTTAGTGTAGTGTGGAGCAGGTGAAAACGGAAACTACACATTTGCAGTGTTCCCATAATGGAATTGGAGCCGGTTGCTATCCGGTCGGGCGTTTATTCGCCTTGTAGGTTAGAGTCCTACACGCTGCGCTAACTTACGGCAGGGGTGAACCTTTCCGTAAGCGGTAGAAAGTCCGCATGAAATTGTACAATGCAGTGCAAAAACAATTTCAAACATAGCTGTTTCACTACGACCGCTATATACGTCCGTCTGGTGGTCAGAAAGAGGTCTCCAAAATCTCTAACGAAAGTTCGATGCTTTCCGGGCGTGCTTATCTTTATCTCCACTTAGTCGGGTGCTACTGCAATAGTTCCGGTCGATGAGAGACTTATGGATGATAGCGGCATCATTGGTAACAGAAACCCCTTCCGTGATTAGAAATTGCAGATTTGAAAGCGGTTGGCATGGTTTGGTCTGACAGGGTTCGATTCCCTGTGCCGCTATTCGATGGTTGGTATTTTTTTACGCAAAAATGAGGTGTGAGTATGAAAGTAAGATTTTTACAGGATGTGGAAATAGACGATAAAAAACATGGACATAAGATGCTTATTGATAAAGGGGATGTACTTGAAGCAACAGAGCATGAAAATCATTATGAGTTAAGAAAAAAGAACGGATGGGGAACGATGGCTCCAAAGGAATGTGAAGGAGAAATATACGAAATTATTGAATAATTTGCATGAAAATGAGGTTTAAGCATGGTTCTTAATGTGTCGGAAGAACAGAAAAAGTTTATTGAATCGCAAGGATATATGGTTGTCGAGTTCAAATTGTGGTATCGGAAATTAGGCAAGATGATTCTTGAGTATACTGAAAAAGTAATTGATACTTGGCGAGCAATAGTTTTGTTTATACAAGAACAGGCAATTAAGGCATTCAAGCATATCAAGGATTTTGTGGAACAGCTTTCAAACGAATTGGAGCCATATATGGGCTCCTTGGATTACATGGATTGTGAGAAAGAAAAATATCCGTTTGTTCGGTCTATTGGCAGAACGCACGAAGCGAATGTAAGAAGAAAAGTTATTTATCACAGATGCAGGGATAGGTGTTGAATATGTGTGATTTTTGTAAGAACTATAGTGATAACAGAATATTCGGTGCTGATATTCCTATCAAAAAGTGCGCCAATGAAACGGATTTAACAGATGCGCAGATTATGAAGAACACCGGCGATAAAGTACCAGGTATCATAATTTATAAAGGATGTAAGGCAGCAGGCTACTTTGATATTGCATTTTGCCCTATCTGCGGCAGAAGGTTGGTGGAAGAATATGAAGATAAATGACATAAAAAACCTAATCGCAGATTACGGAGAAAGTACAACATTGAAAGATGTCTTGAAGAAAGTGCAAGGAAATAGGAAATACAAATGCCCCAAGTGTGGCGGCTTTGGAAAAATTGCCATAAGAAAAAATGTGGCTGAATATTGGGAATGCTGTGATAGATATGAATATAATAGCATAGAATGTGACCTTTGCAACGGAGAAGGTTATACAGAACATGAATATAAACCGAAAATGGTGCAGGACGGATGGCAGTAACTCAAAACAAGTATAGCGGATATTAAGTAGGTGGAAGAATGAAACCATTAGAAGAAATATTTTTTAGAGCTTGCGTGAATGAACAGAAAAGAAAATTGCCTTCAAGCAATCGAGAATTGAGCATAAGAACTATTGGAAATATTTTTGAAAGGCTTGGATTTTCGTACAAGCAATTAATGTACTATGTCAGAAAGTGGTCTGACAGGGGATTTTATGATTACGGAACGACGCTTGATTTAGGATGGTTTGAATTTGACAAACTGACCGGAGAATATAAACGGATTTATGATTCTATGACAAGTACGGACGGATGGAAAGATGGGGAGTTAGCAAATTATATTGTCAGCAATTCTTTTAATCGAGAGCGGATAACTAATTTTTCATTGAGAGAACATCTTGGAATCGGACAGGATAAAGAATTTTTTAATCCGTACAGAAAGGTGGAAGAATGAATGAATTAACACAAAGCAAAGACGGATATATCGTATTTGACGAGAGCGGAACTTGCGCGCTTGCATATGGCGCAGCGGAAAAATGGTTCAAGACCTATGATGAAGCAATCAATTATGCTTTAGAAAAAGTTACTAAAAATTGTGAATTATTTAAAGACCGCATTGATTTTAACTCTGTAATTGTTTATGAGGGTTCAGAAGAATTTATGCATCAGTCGCACAGTATTCCTTGCGGAAAAGTGTTGTTTTGGTGGAAGAATCATAAATAGTTTGGTGGTGGATAAGAATGTGTGAATTTTGTGATAATGAATCGAAACAAATAATTGATGATAGAGAGAAGGATTCTATTTTGTACATTTCCGATTCAGAAAAAGAAATGAGAATTTTTCTTGAATATCTCAAAGAGAAAATGGACAACAACGGAAAAGAATGTTTCTTAGATGGAGAACATGATATTTTAAAAACAGAAAATTACAATGTTGTCTGTAAAAGTATTCATGGTGCTCTACTTGGAGTCGGATATGGGCATTGTCTACATTACTGTTTTTCAAACAATTTTGATAAGAGTAAGTGCAACGATATGGAAAAATACTTGATGGAAGAAATTCTTGCGCACACAAGAGAGGGCGCAAAAGAAATATCGGAACTTGATATTTTGTATATGCTAGGATTAGTTTAAAAGGCGGTGGAATGATGAAGCAGGAAAAAGAAATTTTATGCACATGTATTAATCATGAAAATTGTCCATTAGACCCGGTTAGTTGCGGATGTTCAATAGAAACTACGACTTTTGAAGATGCTTGTATGGGTAAAAGAACATTCATTCCGGGAATCGAATGTGATAAGTGAGGGATTTATATGAAACATCAAAAAGAATGGTGTACTTGTGATCGTTGTGGTGCGGAAATTAAAAAAGGAATACTTTGCGGAAATTCGGTTACAAGAAACGGCGTTTTTAATACCACATACGACTTGTGCTATAAATGTATGGAAGATTTTGAGGAGTTTATGAGAAATGATCAGAATTAAAGAAATGCTTCATTGTCTGCAATTAGATAGCAGAATAAGGCACAATATAAAATATGCACAAAGAGAATGGTTCTTTTCGTACTTTAAGCACTTTAGAAAAGATTTAAACATGCCATTACTCAATAGTATCAAGCAAGCAAGAGGAATATCGAAAACTATTTTGGAAAGAGGGTATATGCAAGACCTTGTACATGATTCTGTAATGCGTATTAGATATTCAAGGAGATGCAATACTCGTGTGTGCAGGGCTGCTAGGAATGATTAGGGGGGTATGAGAAATGACTGTTAATATTGGAACCAAAACCTATGAAACGAGCCGTAAACAGGCAAAAGCTATCATTGGAACGGCTAAGAAACTTGCAAATTGCAACATATACGGCATTGAAAAAGGAAATGTGGTGATTATGCTGAATGAAAAGTATGAGGACGATATGAGCCTTAGAAAAGCCGTAGAGGAGTATAAGAAGAAAGGGTTTAAGGTGCATTGGAAATGAAGAAAACATGTTCAAAAATTATAATCAAACAATTCAGACCAAGAAAATAGTCTTTAAATAATTTCCGAAACACTAAGAGGTGCGCACAATATTGGTGTGCTAAGAATAGCTTTTACTACTGACTACGCATATTACCGGCTAACAAACAGTTAGTCATTACATTACTTTACTTTAAGGAGTGAATACATGGAGTACCAAGGCGCAATTAAAGAAATGGAAAAAGGAATAAAAAGACTTCGAAAAGAATTAGACGAAGCCAAGTTAGGAATAAAAACATCACAGAACGAGTCTCTTATTTGTGATGATACGATGAAAATAGATATTCTTGGAACAGAATACAGAATTGAAACCCACAAAGTATCAGAGGACAGTTTCATGGAGGAAAAAAGTCTTGCAGGATATTGCGGAGAAGATAGCAAGCTGATCGTAATTGCCGACATGTCGGAAGAAAAGTACTTTCCAGATATGAACGAGAAAGAGAAAGAATCATACCGAAAAAGAACTTTAAGGCATGAAATTATCCATGCATTCTTCAATGAAAGTGGTTTATCTGATTCTTCAAATTGCTACAATGGCGCATGGGCAAAGAATGAGGAAATGGTTGACTGGCTTGCAATTCAAGCCCCGAAAATCTTTTCTGCGTTCAATAAAATGAATATTTTGTAAACATGCATTACCGGCTACAGATTGATTGTAGTCGCTAACCTAGAAAAATTATAGGCAGAGGTCAAGGCACTTCTGCTTTTGCGGAGGTGCTTTTTATTTGGCTTCAAAGCAGTTAATCAATGCAGTAAATGGATATGAAAATTACATACAGAGAAAAGGCGTTGATGAACAGGTAATAGATGCATACATACAAGCTGTAGCAGTTGCCTTAAGGACAGAGCATGACGTTGATTATGGATTGAAAATATCCGCAATGGCAAAGCAACTTATAGCAAGCTATGTCAAGCAATATACAGGTGGCAGAGTTGCAGACTTAGAAGTGTATGCCGGGGAACATGATACGACATACAAGGTACTTCAACAATTCTACGATGTTTTGATGTATGAATCAGCCTATCTTGTGGACAGCTTTTTTTATTACATTGAAATTGATGAAAAGGATCCGTGGAAAAGATTTTATTTTCCAAGAAGAAAAGTGCTACAACCTGTAGTCGGAGCATACCAGGAGATTTATGATGGAAAATTGGATTTTCTGTCTGTATCGCAACCGAAAAGAACAGGAAAAACAACAGGCGGTCTGAAATTGGCACAGATGATGGGTGGACGCGACCCGGATGGAAGTATATTCGGTGTCGGAAAAGGCGAAGGACTTGTTAAGCGATTTTATGGCGGCTTATTGCAAGGTTTTGAAACAGAAAGCACGTACAACAGATTCTTAAGCGTTTTCCCGGAAGCAACAAAGACAGGCGAAAAGGACTATAAAAGTGCTGAAAACCTATCAATCGACCTTAAAAGCAAAAATATCTTCCCAACATTTACCTGCAGACCTATTGATGGTGCAATCGTAGGATGTACCGAAGCAAATGTACTTGTCTATATTGATGACTGCGTTAAAAACCATGAGGAGGCACGAAATAGAGATAGATTAGAGTTTCTTTGCGAGAAAGTAACAGACGATGTTCTTGGTAGACGATTAGAGGGAACACCCATTATCATACAGGGAACGAAATACAGCTTGTACGACCCGATTACGGCTTTACAAAATAAAGCTGATGAATTGGAGTGGAGATGGAAAGAAGTTGCTATTCCGGCACTTGACCCAATCACAGATGAAAGCAATTGGGAGATTTATCGAAAAGATAAAAAGGGATTGCGGAAGATATTCACAACCGTTTACTACCAAAAGGAAAGAAAACTTGTTTCGGAAGAAACGTGGGCGGCAGAGTTCCAACAAGAACCATTTGAAGCAAAAGGTCGAATGTTTGCGGAGAATGAGCTTAATTATTTTGAGGAACTTCCTGTTGATCGAGAACCAGATGCAATTATGGCGGCTTGTGATAGTGCAGATAAGGGAGAAGATAGCTGCTCAATGCCGATTGGCTATGTGTACGGCAACGAGGTTTATATCGTAGATGCAGTATTTGACAATGCCGGAACGCAGTTTACCAAGCCGGAATGTGCAAATATGCTTATTAAGCACAACGTAAAGACGGTTACATTCGAGAGTAACAGTGCCGGAGAATATTTTGGTCGCGATGTAATGGAAATTGTGAAAAAACAAGGCGGAAGATGTAGCGCACGGTTCAAGTTTAATTGTTCAAACAAAATAACTCGAATGGAAAATGCAAGAGATAATATCATTCGTGATTATTATTTCCGCGATTTCAAGAAAATGGACAGGCAGAGCCAATATTACAAGTTTATGAAAGAGCTTACGACAATGACAAGAAGCGGAAAAGTAAAGCATGATGATGCACCGGATTCAGTTGCTTTGTTTGAGAACGAGATGCGAAGCGGAACACAAGCAAAGGTAGAAGCGGCAGTAAACCCATTCAGGAGGTATTAGGATATGACAACAGACAAATATCTTTCACAGATAAGCAGAATTGACCATGCGATTGCAAATAAGCTGGAAGAAATCAAGAAGCTATCCGATATGGCAACTTCCATATCTATATCCCCGAAAGAGGTGGATGTGCAATCCTCCGGCAATCCCGACAAAATGGGAAGCGCGGTATCAAAGATTGTTGATTTGCAGAATGAAATCCAGACACTTGTAGATGAATTGGTTGATAAAAGACGGATTATCATATCGCAAATTGACAGTATGGATAATACAGATGTATATATCGTGCTGTCATCACACTATGTCAATGGGAAAGATTGGAACTTGATTTCCGTTGAGATGAAATATTCCTACAGGAACATTATGAAACTTAGGAAAAGAGCATTGCAGGAGTTTGAAAGACGTTATGGAGAGCTTTATTCTGAAAAGAGTGCATAAAAGTACACAATAGTTCACACTCTTTCACAACATTTCCCAAAACTTGCATGGTATACTAAAAGAGTAGAAAAACAAAATCCTACAACCCCAAAAGCATATAACCCGTAAAAGACACTGTCAGAAATGGCGGGGGTTTTTATTTACAAGAAAGAGACTTCTATGAAAAAAGTAACTATATATTGCCCGGATTGCGGAAGAATTGCCGGACATTATGATGGGAGATCTACGATAGATCATCCGTGTAAATGTAAAAAATGCAATCATATTGTGATTTATCGCGTGGCAACAGGCAAAATTGAAACAAAGCCAATACCGAAACGCGCTTGCAGTAGTGGAGTTTTATTTATATGAATACACAGTATTTTCATGACCTTGTAAAAGGCAGATATGGAAGAAAAATTGCATATGCTAACGTAGAACAGATTACGGCAGACAATATCAAAAAAGTTGTCGGAAACTGCATTGGTGCATTTTATTTCAACAAGACGGTCATTCGGTATCTGTGGAACTATTACAAGGGCGATCAGCCTGTATTGTACCGAACAAAGATACAGAATGCGGATATAACCAATAAGGTGTCTGAAAACCATGCCTATGAGATTGTTCAATTCAAGGTTGGCCAGACTTACGGTGAGCCAATTCAGCTTATCAGTAGGAAAGACGATGATCGTATAAACAATGCGGTTGATGAATTTAACGATTATCTTACCGATGCTAATAAGCAGGAAAAGGACATTAAGGCAGGAGAGTGGCAATCGGCAACCGGAACGTCATTTAAGGCGGTGCAGTTTGCAAATGGAGATATACCATTTAGAATTGTCGCACCAACACCAATGAATACATTTGTTATTTATAATGAATCCACAGAAGAACCACTTTTAGCAATCCAAGAACTTAAGGATGCCGATGGACAGATGTATAAACTCTGCTACACGGACTCTTACGAGTGCAAGATTGTGAACGGAGAGGTTCGAGATTGGAAACTGCATGGCTTTGGCGGGATCCCAATTGTTGAGTTTCCGAACAACCATGAGCGCATTTCTGACGTTGAGCTTGTGATCGGACTATTGGATGCAATCAACACAATGCAGTCAAACCGAATGGATGGCGTTGAGCAGTTTGTTCAGTTTTGGATAAAGTTTGTAAATTGCGACATTGACCCGGAAACCTTTGAAAAAATGAAGATTTCCCATGCGCTGACCGTAAAATCCAACAATGAGCAGAATAAATCAGATGTTGACATTATGACACAAGAGTTGAATCAGACAGAGTGCCAAGTCGCAAAGGATGATTTGTGGGATAATGCACAGTCCATTCTTGCCATACCAAATAAGAACAACAATAATTCCGGTGGAGATACACAGGGGGCGGTTGAACTTAGAAACGGATGGGACTTCTCAAAGTCGAGAGCAAAACTGAAAGACCCAATTGTAAAGTCGGCTGAAAAAAGACTTGCGAAAGTTGTTTTGAATGTGATTCGTATACAGGATCACGATTTGGGATTGAGTTTGCGTGACTTTGATGTTCAGATTAACCATAGCCCACAAGACAATATGTATACCAAGTCGCAGACGCTATATCAGCTTTTACAAGCCGGTATTCATCCGCTTGTGGCAATTAAATCTGTTGGGCTTTGGGGAGATGCGGAAAAGACATTCCAGTTGTCAAAGCCATACTTAGATAATCTATGGAAAACCATTGATGATGTAGAAGCGCAGGAGAAAAAGGCACAAGAATTGATAAATAAAATGAATACAGGTAGCACACAGAGCCAGACAAACAAAGATAAGACGGTCACCGAGTAATCGGTGGCTGTTTTTATTTTATAAATTTTGCACCTATGCGTGAAATAGGAGAAATCACAAGTTGAGCAACCAACGTAAAAAAGCGTAGTGAATCGGAGGTAATCATGACAAGAGAACAGGCAAAACAGAACCTTATCGCTATCGGAGTGGCAGAGCCTACGGATGAACAGGTAAGCAATTATCTGAATCAAGTAAATGGCGAAACAAAGAAAGAGAAAGAAAGAGCTGATGGCTACAAGGCTAAAGCTGACACAGCAGATGGTTTACAGAAACAGCTTGACGAATTGCAGGCTGGAAATCTGACAGAGCTTGAAAAGGCAAATAAGGCATTAGACACAGCTAATCAGCAGATCGCAGAATTGCAGAAAAATAATGCTATTAGAGATTTGCGCGAAAAAGCTATGACCGATTTCAAAGTAACCGCAGAACAGGCAAAAACAATTGTAAAAGAAGATGGCAGCTTTGATACAGCAGAACTTGGAAAGATTATGTCCGAAAAAGAGACCGCCGCAGCGCAAGCCAAGGAGCAGGAGATTGCAAAAGGCAGTACGAATCCGGGCGGTGGCACGGCTGGCGGCAATAAAGACAACGAAAAGACAGCGGATGTTGAGAATGCTGAAAAGATTACTTTTGGAAGCAATTCAGCTACCGCAGAAGAAAAAAATCATTATGTAATTTAGGAGGTAAAAATCATGGGTAAGCCTATTGAAAGAGATTTTACTCAAGAACTTGGTATTTTAAAACATTTCCCTTATCTGGGAGCCGCTTGTATTGTTCCGCAGACAATGGTAACAAGCGCAGATGCAAACGGAAGAAAGATCGTAAAAGGTGGAACACCATTCCCATCCAACGATGAAAGCTGTGTCGGTTATCTGCTTAATGATGTTGACGTAACGATGGGGGATGCACCGGGAACTTACGTTTACGAGGGCGATATCGACAATGCGAAACTTACAAAGAACGGAGTAACTGTTGAGGAAACGGCAAAAGCCAAAACCCCAAGAGTTACTTTTTTTGATTAAAGAAAGAGGTGTAAATTATGGCATTACCATTAGCAGAAGCATTTACCGCAAGAAGTCTCGGTGTAATGTGGAATAACTATGAAAAGACTTTGGGTTCTCAACCTTATCTTGGTAGACAGAAGTTTGGTACAAGAAAGCAGGAGAGCCTTGACCTTAGATTTATTAAGGGAAATAGCGGACTTCCGGTTTCACTGAAAGCATCTAACTTTGATGCACAGGCAGAGTTAAGAGATGTTGGCGGTTTCTCTGATATCCAAAACGAGATGCCTTTCTATCGTGAGTCCTACATGGTAACAGAGAGAGAAGAGCAGGAATACGACAATTACAGAAACGCGGAGAATGCTTCTCTTGCAAATGATGTACTTCGTGAGATCAGCAAAAAGCCTATGATGCTGATCGAAGGTGCGAGAGTCGTACCAGAGAGACAGATTTGGAGTTTGCTTGCACCAGCTGACGGTGTACCGAAGATTGATGTAAATATCGGAAAGAAGAAGTACACAGTCGAGTACACTTCTGACGGTGGGGAAGCACACAAGAAAGATCACTTTGTTGAGATTTCAGGTGAAGCCGATAAGTGGAACGTTCCGGCAACGGCAACGCCACTTGATGATCTTATCGAGACAAGACGTAACTTTGCTAAGAAAACCGGATATTCTCTGACAAGATTCAGTATGAACACAGAGACATGGGAAATGGTATTAAAGGCAGAGGATACAAAGAAACAGGTTCTCGGTATTACTGCATACACAGGCGGTATTCGTTTACAGCAGTCACAGGTAACTGAATATCTGCGCGGCTATGGAATTGAGATCGAGGTATACGATAAGTTATACGTTGATCCGGCTGACGGTCAGACAAAATACTTTATTCCAACAGGAATTGTATCTTGTCAGTGTGCAGGAGTTTATCTTGGAGACTACGTATTCGGAAAGACACCGGAAGAGAGAAGTGGAAGCCTTACGGACGGAAACCTTTCTATCGTAGAAACCGGAATTTCTGTTTACACATATGCTACAAACCATCCAATCAATACTCACTGCGTGGTATCTATGATCGGACTTCCAACATTTGAGGGAATGGACAGCGTTGTTGTAATGAAAGTTATGTAGGAGGTGATCCAGCGTGGTAGCAACACACACAATTAAATGTGGTGGAAAATGGTACAAGGCAGGAGAAAAAATGCCGGAGAGTAATTCTCCGGTATCTTCCGTTGGGTATACAAAGACCGAAATCAACAGAATGAGTACCGCAGACTTGCAAAAACTTGCCGCGGAGCAGGGAATTGAAAACGCACAAACGACAAGCGGTGCGGAACTGAAAGAAATTCTGATTGCAAAGTTTAAATTGTAGGAGATCGCTTATGTCATACACACTTGTCGAACAGGTAAAGATTCGTTTAAAACAATTTCATATAGAAGAGGTAGAGGATGAAGCGACCGGGGAAAAGTCCGATAAAGTTGTGTTTGATGAAAAAGAATGTAACCCTTTGATTGAACAGCTTTTAGAGCAGGCAAGAAAAGAGATTATCAGCAGACGGAACTATCCGGACACATACACGCAAGACCAGATTGACAATGATGTTAAGAACTATGAAAACATTATGGTCAATTTGGCAGTGTACGACCGGTCGCAGGCAGGAGAAGCATACATGGCAAGTTTATCCGAAAATGGTGTGAGCCGGACATGGAAAGACCGTGAAAGCCTTTTTGTTGGAGTGTTTCCGTTTGTAAAAGCAATGTAATTAAAGAAGATTGAGCGTGACCATTATGGTTGCAGGCGGCGCACATTAAGCGGTGGTGGGCAGTGTGCCAAAAGGAGATTCAAATGAAAAGTATTTTGATTCAAACTTATCTTGTGGCACTTCCGATAGTGCTTGGATATATAGTTTGGCTTCTTAAACAACAAAAGAAAAGCAGGGATGCAAACAGTAAGGGAACAATGCTTCTTTTACGCGTCCAGCTTATTGAATACCATGCAAAGTACACCAGAATCGGAGAAATACCGTCATATGCTTATCAGAACTTCTGTGAGATGTATGATGCGTACCATGCGTTAGGTGGAAACGGAATGGTTACGAAAATGAAACATGAGATTGAAGAGATTCATATAGGGAAAGGAGATAAAAGCCATGAGGAATTGGAAGGATTGGACTAAGAAAGCCGGAATCCGAGCAATCAAGACTGTTGCGCAAGCGGCAATTGCCGGAATTGGAACGGCGGCATTTATGGGCGCGGTGGATTGGAAATATGTTCTTTCTGCATCAGTTCTTGCCGGAGTGTTATCACTTCTGACGAGTGTTGCCGGAATCCCGGAGGAAAACACCAATGCTTGACATTAACAAGCAGGAAATGAAGTATTCGCAATCCGGTCAGAGGGTATTTATTCCACAAACTGACGAAAATGGAGATATTGTCTATGAAGGGTACAAGGATTCCGATGGGAACTTTGTACCTTATTTAGATTCCGAAGGCAACAAGATTCCAAAAGGCGAGGAAGTTGAAGGGTTTTCAGAACCTACGACATTCAAAGCCAATATCAGCAATAAGTTGTCGGAAGCCCTTGTGAAAGAATTCGGAATTGATGATAGTACATCATACTGTCAGCTTGTCACGGATAAAGGATATTTGCCACTGAAAGCCGGTGATGTGGTGTGGAAACGTTCGGAAGTCAAACGCACTGATGATGGACTTGTGGATTCAGAAACCGCAGATTACATCGTAAAAGGCGTTGCCGATGAAGGACTGACCACGGATTTGTTTCTTCTTCGGAAGAATATTAAGTAGGTAATCACATGGCAAAGAAAACTATTTCAATGACACTATCCACTAAATCCATACAAGCCGCCATAAAGGAATTAGAAAAGTACCGCGATAGTTTACAGGCTAAATGCGATTTACTTGTTTCTAGGCTTGCACAGATAGGTCAGACGGTGGCAATACAACACATATCGGAATCACCATTAGGAAACACGATAACGGTAAGGGTAGATAAAGCACCGCAGTTAATGACCTCGAACGCGATTCTCATTGCGACCGGAAAAACGGTAACGGCAGAAGATAGAGAACCATTCTATACTTTGTTGGCGGTAGAGTTTGGAGCCGGTATTTTTTATAATTCCGCAGAGAACCCCAAAGCACCGGAACTTGGATTCGGTGTCGGCACTTATCCTGGGCAAATACACGCTTTTGAAGATGGTTGGTACTATTGGGATGATAAGACCGAAACATGGCGTTATACCCACGGTATCAAAGCCACAATGCCTATGTACAATGCGGAACAACAGATTATTCAACAGTATGTAAAGATTGCAAGGGAGGTATTCGGTGGAAAATGAGTTAAACAGTTGGGCACTTGATTTTGAAGATACCTTATGTTCCCTTTTGAAATCGTACATGGAAAGCAAGGTAAAAGGAATTAAAGTGACGCAAGATGAAGAATCGGGCGGCACAGCAACATTCCCGACACTTTTAGTCAGACAAATCGGTGGCACAGAAGCCGGACGAACCAATGAAGCAAAGACAATCAATGCAATTCGCCCAACATTTCAGATTACAATTACAAACAAAGGTTCAAGAAAAGCAACTAAGGACATCGCAGCATATGCGGTGTCTTTTTTTAAGCAACAAAGTTTTGAAGTATCAAATGTAATCATAACAATTTCCAAGCAAGTGCGGACAATTACTTTCCGCGCAACTCGCGTAATTGGAAACGTTGAGCATTTAGATCAGCTATAAGCAGAAAGGAAGTAGAAAATATGGCATCAACAAGCTATAGAACACGTGTCATTGTAAAAGAGCACACGGAAAAACAGGCTGACTTTGCAGGAACATACAATCTTTTGGTCGCGGCTAAGTCAGTTCCAAGTCCTGCATCACCACCAAACACTGTTGAGTCGACCACAATGGAAGATGACCAGCAGACTTTTGAAAAAGGAATTAAGACTTCTGATTCAAGAGAAATCACAGGAAACCTTGAAAAAGAATATCTTTCAAAGGTGGATGGATATGGAGATAAAAAACTTGATATTATCCATCTGTATGGAACGGATGGTATTGGCGGCGTAGCGAAGTACGCATATGTAGGAACCGCAACTGCCACACCTAACGATGTAGGTGGAAACGATGAAATCCTTGAAATGACGGTAACAGTTATTCCAAGTACAGCATCAGAGCTTGTTACAGATAAGCTGACTGTCGTTGATAATAACGATGGCACATTCACTGTAACAGTGGTGGGGTAAAAAGCCTATCGGACGAGCAATCGACCGCACCGGTAGGCGAGGATGAACGGTCGATAGCAGAACTTGAAGCAATAAGATAAGCAACAATGGGGCGGTGGCAACACTGCCCCTTGCCAATATAGGGCAGAAAGGCAAGGTAAAGCATGAAAGTTAAATTAGGTGGAAAAGAATATACAATTCAGTTTGCAACAAGACCATCGTTAAAATCACATATCTTACAGGATATTATGAAGACGCAGGACATGGAAGATATTTCTTCTATGGAAGATATTCTTCTTGAAACACTTCCTAAGACACTTCTTGTAGGATTGCAGATGCATCACAATGACGAATTTGGATATGATTACAAAACAAACGAAGGCTACGATGAGCAGCTTGAGAAGGTGTCTGACATTCTCTATGAAGCGATTGACACAAACGAGATTAACTGCATGGATTTATTCGCTGATATGCAGGAGGAAATGATGACAAACGGTTTTTTAGCACAGATGATGGAGTCGTTGGAGAGAGCACAGGCACAGGAGAAGAAAAAGACCCCATCCAAAGCGAAAGTCAAGAATTAACATGGGAATATTACGTTGCGGAAATCCGTCCGTTTTACCTTATGGTAACGAAAGGCTACGGATTTTCCGTTGATGATATAGATATGATGAATCCAGAGTTACTTAAGCCTTATGTGGATGCATATAAGACAGAATGGAAGCAACTCGATATGGAAATGTATATGTGGTTCGGCAGATATGCAACGTCAGCATTTGTGACCGCAATAGACGCGACATTCGGCAAGGGTAATAGTAAGTACGTGAAAGAAACTTGCTATGATTCTATTGAAAAGCATAATACGGACGATCCCGATGCAGAGATGCGAGAAATGCTTAAGGCAGAAGAAGCATGGGCGGCTGAATCAAGGAAATCACATTTACCAAAGCCAAAGATAGTTTAAGAAAAGAGGTATTGCTATGGCAGTAATTATCGGAAGTGCTAGGCATGATGAACATGGAAATTGCTATTCTGGTGGGAAAGCCGGAGACCAGACCGGACAGGAAGTGTCTACGCAGAAGTTTTATAACCATTCTAAAGGATGGTACGTGCTAAGGGCGAAGGACGATAGGGTTGCGGAGAAGTTAGCCGAAGCTATGCAGATTGCGTGTGATAACAAAAATATCGGCTATGACCAATCGGAACGCTACGGAGTCATTAAACATGGCATTAACACAAAGGTCAAGACGGAATGCGATTGTTCGTCCCTTGTACGTGCTTGTATTATCTATGCATCCGGCAAGGATGTGGGGGATTTTAATACATCCAATGAACGACCGGTAATTCTGAAATCCGGTTTGTTTGATGATATGGGTTCTTATCATGCCGGGTTTATTCTTCACAACGGAGATATTCTTGTGACACGCATAAAAGGGCACACAGTTATTGTTGTAGGCGGCGCGAAGAAAAGCAAAACCAAGTATTATCCGAAGTATACCGGAAATTCCGGTTCAATCGTTGAAGCATTAAAAGCGGTTGGGGAAGATGATGTGTCGAAAGAACATCGTGCGGAAATCGCAAAAAAGAACGGATTTTCCAATTTTAAGTTTACATCAGAGGAAAATTCAAAGATGATTTATCTTCTGAAAAAGGGAAAACTGAAAAAGTAATTCAAGGGCGGTAAGGGTCAAATCTTACCGTCTTTTTAACCGGCTATTAATGTGGAAGATAGCCGCTAACCTAAAAAAGTTATAAGAAGTTGGTGGATAAATGGAATTAGAGTCTCTTGAAATAAAAATCCAAGCGCAGGCGCAACAGGCAAGCGATCAGATAGATGCGCTTGTGACAATGTTTGGGAGATTATCTTCCGCGCTTTCTGAACTTAGTACCGGAAATCTGAATAGTCTTTCCACAGGGGTAAACCGACTTGCAGTGGCAATGACGGCAATGCGTGGAATTGATACACGGACTTTTTCTGCGGCTGCAAGAAATGTAAGCAAATTAGGCTCTATCAACAGCAAGCAGATTAATGCTGCGGCTGGTTCTATGCGTCAGATTTCCAATGCATTAAAAGGGATTTCCGGAATGTCAGCATCTGTTAAGGGCCTGACCGAACTTGCATCTGCAATCAAGCAGCTTGGCTACCAGAGTTCCACCAAGGCGATTGAAAATATCCCGAAACTTGCAGTTGCTATGCGACAGCTTATGTCCGAACTGTCGAAAGCCCCTAGCGTAAGCCGGAATATTATTGACATGACAAACGCACTTGCAAGGTTAGCAAGAACAGGTGGAGCGGCAGGAAGTGCGGCAAGAAACATAACAAGCTCATTTAGTGGATTTAGTTCAAGTGCATCCATGGTAACAAAGAAGTCATTTTCCCTTGCGTCTGCAATCGGAAAAGTGTATGCAACGTATTGGACTTTATTCCGAGCATTTAGGCTACTTAGAGATGCAATCGACATATCATCAAGTTTGACAGAGGTTGAGAACGTTGTAAGGCAGACATTTGGGCAGTATGAAAGCCTAATTAACAATTTCGCAAAAACATCCATTGAAAAATTTGGTATGTCTGAATTGTCCGCAAAACAGTTTGCAAGCCGTTTCCAAGCTATGGGAACTGCCCTTGATATTCCACAGGGGAAAATGGCAGATATGTCTATCCGGTTGACCGAATTAGCCGGAGATATGGCTTCATTCTATGATGTGAGCCAAGAAGATATTGCCAAGAGTCTGCAATCTGTATTTTCCGGTACTACGGCACCTATGCGGCGTTATGGTATCGACTTGACACAGGCAACATTAAAGGAATGGGCGTTAAAGCAGGGACTTGATGCGAACATTTCCTCAATGACGCAGGCTCAAAAAGCCATGTTGCGTTATCAGTATGTGCTTGCACATACAACCAATATCACCGGAGATTTCGCACGTACAGCAGATACGTGGCACAATCAGATAACCATGCTTAAAGAGAACTTCAAAGCACTTGGAGCGGTAGTTGGTGGTGGTTTAATCAACGCATTTAAGCCATTTATCAAGGCACTTAATTCAGTTCTGCAGAAGGTGATTTCTTTTGCGGAAATGGTAACAAACGCTTTAGGTTCTATCTTCGGATGGAAGTATGAAGCAAGCAAAGGAGCAGGAATCAGCGGTCTTGCTGATGATATTGGAAGCGCATCTGATGGCATGGACGATTTAAGTAATGCCGCAGGAAGCGCAGGGAAAAACACAGGCGATGTCGCAAAGAATGCCAAGAAAGCAAAAAAGGAAATCCAACAGGCAACTCGTGCATTTGATGAATTAAAGGTTATTTCAAAGCAGAGTAAAGACAAAAAATCCGGTTCGGGGAATAAAGGTTCTGGTTCAGGTGGTTCAGGTGCTGGTGGCGGAACCGGTGCTGGTGGTGGATTGGTTCAGACCGACACGATTTTTAAGAAATTCAAAAGCGACATCAAAGACCTTGAAGGACTTGGAAAAGCAATTTCCGGTGCGTTAATTAACGCAATGAAAAAAATTAAATGGAAAAAGGTGTATGCAAAAGCTGAAGGTTTTGGAAGGGGATTAGCCCAATTCCTTAATGGACTGTTTGAGGGGCAGAAAGGCACAACGCTTTTCGGAGAAACCGGAAAACTGATTGCAAATTCATTAAACACGGTGCTTCATGGTTTAGATTCGTTTGGAACAACGTTTAATTGGAAACAATTTGGAAATTCAATCGCAGACGGAATCAACAAGTTTTTCCAAAACTTTGACTTTGCATTATTGGCTCAAACGCTTAACACATGGGCGCAAGGCGTGTTTGATGCAGTTACGACAGCATTAAGTAAAATTTCTTGGAAGGATATTTGGAACGGAGCAAAAGAGTTTTTAAACAACTTAGATATAGAGACGGTCGCAATTATCATCGGTGCAGTAACAATCAAGAAAATCGGAAAAGTTATATTTGGCGCAGGTATTTTAAGCAAGCTCGGATTGTTAATTAAGGGCGGAATAGTCAGTGCAATTGTTTCTGCACTTGGCGCAGAAAAAGGAACTTCAATAGGAGCGGCACTTTTTGGTGCAATTAAGCGTGGAATATCCGGATTTGCTACCAAAATAGGACTTGTTATCGAAGGACTATTTAGTGGAATGAATTTTAGTGAAGCTCTGGCGAGTGTATTTGGTGGTTCTGCTTCTACTATATCGTCAGTTGCATCAGCTATCGGAGGAATAGTTTCCGTTGTAACAGGAGCGTTTACGGCAATATATAATTTTGTGCAAATGCTTAAAAATGGATTTAGCTGGTTAAACGAAGCATTGATGGTTGTTGGAGTTGCAATAACAACAATCGGTGTAATAATTTTAGCACCAATAGAGGGCATTGGAATTGCGATAGCTGCTCTTGTAGGGGCAATCGTTGCGTCTGTTGCAACAATAACTGTTTTGGTCAAGGAACATTGGGAAGAAATCAAAGGAATATTTTCAAAGGTTGGAGAGTGGTTTAATACAAACGTAATTACCCCTGTGGTCGGATTCTTTAAAGGAATGTATACGAAAGTATCCGGATTTTTCAGTAATTTGTGGAAAAGCATATCCAACGTGTGGAAAGGAGTGTCGGGGTGGTTTAATAAAACCGTAATAGAACCGGTAGTTGGATTTTTCAAAGGATTCTATACAAGAGTATCACAAATATTTAAGGGTCTATGGATTATTGTTAAGGCTGTATGGATTGTTGTTTCTGATTGGTTTAAATCAAAGGTAATAGGGCCGATAAAGAAGAATTTTGAATTATTGAAATCGGCAGTATCAACCGCATTCAAGGTTCTATGGACAACTGTGAAATCGGTATGGACGGTGGTTTCCGGTTGGTTTAAGGAGCATGTTACAACACCTATTAAGAATGCCTTTAGTTCAGCAAAAGAATCTATTCAGAAAGCATTTAGCTCGGCAAAGACAGCGATAACCGGTGTGTGGAATAGTGTTTCTAGTTGGTTTAAAGAACATGTAACCACCCCGATAAAAAATGCTTTCTCGAAGATGAAAGAAAGCGTAGCTGGAATATTCGGCAATTTATGGAAGAGCGTAAAAAGTGGTGTTTCCGGGGCGATGAACAGTGTAATTGCAAGAATTGAAAGCGCAATAAACTCACTGATACGCGGAGTAAATAAAGTGCTAAGCGGATTTAATAACGTTGTGTCGG